TTGGTAAATACTTTGACGGTACTGTGATTGGTGATGTACAAGTAGGAACTTCTCTTACTGCTTATTCTCACGGTGTAGTTACTAGTGGTATTGTAACTGCACAAGGTGGATTCATTACTGGTTCTGGTACAACAGCAGTCCAAATGTCAATATCTGGAAACAATCTCCTCTTTACTGTTGTGGGAATAGGTACAACCCACTTAGTTCTCGTACCATAAATAACTAAAAAATTATAAAAAATGGCCGCAATTATAACCGACCAAATTAGAATTTTGAACGCAAGGAATTTTCTTGCTGGAATAACCACGACAGATAATTCGTATTATTCTTTTATTGGTTTACCAAATCCGTCAGACATTCAGAGTGATTGGGATAATAGTCCTCCTGCTCCTATTGACAGTTTTGATGATGAAAATGAATATTGGGAAACAATTATTGCACTGAAGAAGATTAATTCTGGCGATGTTAAACTAGTAATTCCCAAAATTGCTTGGAGATCTGGTAACAAATATGATATGTATCGCCACGATTACAGTGTTTCTAATACTGCTCCAATATCGGGTTCGACTAATTTGTATGGATCGTCATTTTATGTAATGAATAGTGATTATAGAGTTTATGCTTGTTTGCAAAATGGCACTACACCGGAAACTCCAAATGGAAGTCCTTCTCTTGATGAACCAAAATTTATTGATTTAGAACCAAGAACGGCAGGTACTAGTGGTGATGGATATGTTTGGAAATATCTTTATACAATTAATCCTTCAGATATTGTAAAATTTGATTCAACTAATTATTTACCAGTTCCTAGTGATTGGGCAACTTCGGATACATATAGTTCAGTTCGTAATAATGCTGTTGGTGGATCTCTTAAAATTGCCACTATTACGAATAGAGGAGTTGGTCTTGGAACTGCTGGTGTAGTTTATACAAAAGTTCCAATCAATGGAGATGGAACAGGAGCAGAATGTACTGTTTCTATTAATAATGATTCACAAGTTGACTCTGTGGTTATATCAAATCAAGGTTCTGGATATACGTGGGGAAATATTGATTTAGTTAAAGGTGGAGTTCCAACAGGAATTACCCGACCATCATTTGATGTTATTATTCCTCCGCAAGGTGGGCATGGATTTGATGTCTACAGAGAATTGGGTTCAAGAAATGTCCTTATGTACTCTAGATTTGAAAATGATATTCAAAATCCGGATTTTATTACAGGAAATCAAGTTTCAAGAGTTGGTATTATTGAAAATCCTAAAGCATATGGATCTTCAGCAGTTTTATCACTTGATAAAGCCAGTGCGGTTCAAGCTCTTAGATTAACTGGAATTGGTTATAGTTCAGCAACTTTTGCGGCAGATTCTTTCGTCACTCAAGTAGTTTCTACAGGAACAACTGCTGTTGCGAGAGTTGTTAATTATGATCAAGCAACGGGAGTATTAAAAGTCTGGCAAGACAGAACAATGTCAGGATTTAATACTGTTGGAGTTGCGATAACGAATCCTGAATATGGATTTGTTCAAAATGAGTTCTCTTCATCTCCTGGTAGTGGCGGAGCATTAACTATTATTGGTGGATCAGTTGTCGAAGGATTGTCAATCGATAATACTTTTACTGGTGTCTCAACCGTAATAAATAATAGGACATACTACCTTGGTCAATCATTTGTAAATGGAATTGCAGATCCCGAAGTCACAAAAGATTCTGGTAACGTAATTTATGTGGATAATAGACCATCCGTCACGCGGTCTGCCAATCAAAAAGAAGATGTCAAGGTTATATTGCAGTTCTAAAGAATTATGTCTCAAATAACAAATCTAAACGTATCACCTTATTATGATGATTTTGATCCCACTGACAATTTTCATAGAGTGTTATTTAAGCCTGGATACCCCGTCCAGGCTAGAGAATTAACATCTCTTCAATCTATTTTACAAAATCAAATAGAAAGATTTGGACAACATTTCTTTAAGGAAGGTGCGAAAGTAATACCAGGTAATACTGCTTATAATCAAAATTATCATGCTATTGAACTCAATAATACTTATCAGGGAGTTCCAATAGATGCTTATACTGATCAATTAATAGGATCAAAAATTACTGGTAAGACAACTGGAGTAACTGCTGTTGTTGATAGTGTTTTATTATCATCCGATTCGGAGAGAGGAAATACAACATTATATGTAACTTATATTGCTTCAAGTAATCAAGATAATACAACTTCTGTATTTGCCAGTGGCGAATCATTGAGTTCAGAAGTTCAAATTTTAAGTGGTCTCCTTGGTAATAGTTCATTTGCTCCTGGAGAAACTTTTGCAATTACTGCTGCTACGAATGCATCTTCAGTAGGATCTTCTTTCTCAGTCATTAATGGTGTCTATTTTATTAGAGGAAATTTTGTAAATGTAGATGATGAGACTTTAGTTCTTGATCAATATTCTAATACTCCCAGTTATAGAATAGGTTTTTATATTAACGAAGAAATTATTACTTCTGATCAAGATGAATCTTTAACTGATAATTCAACCGGATTTAATAATTATGCTGCTCCAGGTGCTGATAGACTCAGACTATCGGTATCGCTTTTCAAAAAACCTTTAACTAATTTAAATGACCAAAATTTCATTGAATTAGCAGTTGTTGAAAATGGTATTTTAAGAACAAAAAGTGTAGAAACTCAATATTCTGTAGTTAGTGATGAATTAGCAAGAAGAACATATGATGAATCGGGTCATTATGTTATAACTCCTTTTGATGTTAAGGTTAGAGAATCCCTGAATGATAATATGGGTAATAATGGAGTTTTGGAGGAAGGACAACTTACTTCTGCAGGGACTCCGGTAGATGATGATCTAGCATTATATCAAATTTCTCCAGGAAAGGCATTTGTTAAAGGGTATGAAATTGAAACCATTACTTCGACTAATGCAGATTGTCCAAAACCAAGAGTCACAAAAACTATTGAAGATGAAGCATTATTTTATAATACTGGATCTACAATAAGATTGAATAGAGTTTTTGGAACTCCTCTTGTAGGAATAGGTAATACATATGTTCTTAGTTTAAGAGATTCTAGAGTAGGATCCGCACAAACTACACCAGCAGGAAATGAAATTGGACTAGCAAGAGTTTATGATTTTAAATTAGAATCTGGTTCATATAGTCTTAAAAATGATGATTTAAATGAGTGGAACATTGCTCTTTATGATGTTCAGACTATTACACAGGTTACATTAAATGAGAATATTACATTAACCACACCAGTTGTTGTAAAAGGAAAAAATAGTGATGCGACTGCATATCTTAAAGATAGTGTAAGTGGTACTAATGTTCTTGATCTTTATGATAAATCAGGAACTTTTATGCTGAATGAGGCATTTGAGTTTAATGGAACTGATAATGGAAGAGTTGCAATTGCTATTACTAGTTATGGACTATCTGATGTTTCATCTGTACATGGAAATATTGGTGGAGTTGTTGGCGTAGGAACTACATTTAGTGCTAATGTTATTCAACATAATAAATTTACGGTTGGTGTTGCAACTTTCACTGGTGTTGATAATAATGGAATAAGTACAGTAACTTCTTCATCTGATGGTTTTCCTAATCGACTTTATGAAGGTAATTTACTTGAGTTTAATGGTATCGTATATCTTGGTGGTGGTGCGCTTGCCTACTCGATTCCTTGGCGTACCAGAGTTGTAAGTGTAGGGTCTAGTACAGTAACAGTTACAGGCGTTACTACTGTTAGTGGTCTTTATGATGGTGGAATTCCAAGTTCGCCATTCCAGGTGCGAGATCTTAAAGTACTACAGTCAAATTTAGAGTCTTCTAGTGATAATACACTTTATAGTGCACTTCCAAGAGCAAATATCTCTACAGTAAATCTTGAAGATTCTTATATCATAATAAGAAAATCTGAGACAGTAACTATTGCAGGGAATCAATTAGCAACACCTATTACTGCGGGTGTAAATGAAACTTTCCAACCATTTGATGAAGAAAGATATTCATTGATTAGGTCCGATGGATCTACAGAACTATTAACTGCAGATAAATTTGGATTTAGTGCTGCTTCAACATCACTTCAAATTTATAATTTAGGAGCAGCTGATGGTGCAGCAAGACTAACATATACGTTGAAGAAAACTAAACCCAAAGCAAAGAAAAAGAGAAAAAATAGAGTTAATACAGTTATAATTGATAAATCCACTCTTGAAGGATCTGGTTCTGGTGATGGAACTCTTGATGATGGATTAACATATGGTAGTTATCCATATGGAACAAGAGTTCAAGATGATAAAATTTCACTAAATCTTGCTGATCTTGTTGAAGTTCATGGCATTTATGAATCAACAGATATTACAGAACCTTCTGCGCCTACGGTTATATTGTCTTCTATTTCTGGACCTGCAGGTAGTACATCAGATCTCATACTTGGTGAAAAAATTATAGGTCAGAATAGTAAAGCAATTGGTATTGTTGCAGCAAAACTTACAGATTCTCAAGTTGCATTTATTCCCAAAAATTCATATAATTTAAGAGAAGGTGAAGTTGTAAAATTTGAAGAATCTAAAATTCAAGCAACAGTTTCTCAATTAAATGAATCTAGTTTTAATATTTCAAAACATTATAGTTATACTGCTGGACAGCGTGGATCTTTCTATGACTATGGATCTATAAACAGAAAAGATGATTTTGAAGCACCTACAAAGCAGTTGAAAATTTATTTTTCAAATGGATATTATGATTCCAGCGATGATGGAGATATTACAACAGTTGATTCATACACCGAATCATTTGATTATACTACTGACATTAGATTTATAAATGGAGAGAGATTAACTGATATTATTGACATTAGACCGAAAGTTTCTACTTATACAGTTGCTGCAGACGCAAGGTCTCCGTTTGAGTTTTATGGTAGAACATTTAATGAAGCAGGAAATTCTGCTGCAAATATTTTAGCATCAGACGAATCTCTTAATTTCACATATTCATTCTATCTTGCAAGAATAGATAGAATTTATCTCACTAAGGATGGAAAATTCCAAATTCAATATGGAGATTCGGCAGAAATTCCAGATTTGCCCGTACCAATTGATAATGCAATTGAAATTGCAAGAATAAATCTTCCTCCATATCTTTATCAACCTTCTCAAGCTTCAATTGATTTTATGGAGCATAAGAGATATAGAATGGTCGATATTAGACAACTTGAGAAGAGAATTAAAAATCTTGAATATTATACATCATTAAGTTTACTTGAAACAAACACTGCTAATATGTTTGTTGCTGATAGTCAAGGTTTGAATAGATTTAAATCTGGATTCTTTGTTGATAACTTTACTAATGCAAGAACTCAAGAGAATGAACTTCCTTATAAAAATAGTATTGATATTGGAAATAAAACATTAAAACCTCAACATTATACAAATGCAATTGATCTTGTTCTAGGTCCTGTTGTTAATGTTGATCCTACAGCGGATTTAGCATTCAGGTCTCCCGAAGGTATTAATATAAGAAAAACTTCTGATGTAATTACTCTTGATTATGCTGAAGTTGAATGGTTATCTCAAAATTTTGCTACTAGAACTGAAAGTGTAACACCATTTTTGGTAAGTTTTTGGCAAGGTTCGCTTACATTAACACCTGCCACAGATACTTGGATTGATACTACAAGATTAGAAGCAAAGATTATTAAAGCTGAAGGTGATTATAATGAAACCATGAGAGATATGGTTGAAAATAATAATGTTGATCCACAAACTGGATTTGCTCCTACTATTTGGAATGCATGGGAAACCAATTGGACGGGAAGTGATGTTACGACATCCACAAGAATCAGAACGATTAGGAGTGGTAGAGTACCATCTCGTCGTGGTCCAGGTGGTACGAGTCAGAGAAGGACAATTAATTATACACTGACAAATACAGTTATTCAAGAAACGTTAAGAGAACAAAAAGATACTGGTGTAAGATCAAGAACTGGAAGTAGACTTAGTGTTACTGAACAATGGGATAATACTTCTGTTGGAGATAGAGTTGTAAGTAGAGATGCTGTTCCTTATATGAGGTCCAGAAATATTCAATTTGTTAATAAGAAAGTTAAACCACTTACAAAAATGTTTGCTTTCTTTGATGGAATGAATGTAACTAGATTCTGTGTTCCAAAACTTCTTGAAATTTCTATGACTTCTGGCACATTTGATGTTGGAGAAACTGTAATTGGAACTGCACAGCGAATGGGTGTTGGACCTAATTGGGAAGCATCAAGTCCAAAAATAACATTCAGAACTGCACGATCAAATCATAAGTCTGGTGAATATAATTTTCCTACAACCACATATAAGCAAAACCCATATAATTCACGGCCACTTGCTGAATCTTATTCATCATCATCAACAACTTTGAATATTGATACATTCTCATTACAAGAACAGGCACAAGGTGAGTATTTTGGTTGGGTTGAACCAGGAATGATTCTTGTTGGGCAAACAAGTGGTGCTCAAGCAACAATTACAGACCATAGATTGATTTCTGATATAGCTGCAGACTTAAATGGTAGTTTCTTTATTCCTAATCCGAATATTGAGACAAATCCAAAATTTGAAGCGGGAACAAAAGTACTTACTTTTGTTAATGATAGCGCAAACAATCAAGAAACTGCGACTACAATTTCTGAAGAAGGATACAATGCAACAGGAACTCTTGAAACAGTACAGGAAAATATTATTTCTGTGAGGAATGCAAGAGTTCAAAATAAACTTAAATTTGAAGATCACGCAGTTAATAGAACAACTGGAATGCAAGTTATTCAGACTAGAACTCTGAGTAGTCATACATCACGTCATAGTATGACTCAATATTATGATCCTTTGGCGCAATCATTCTTAGTTGATGAAGAAGGTGGTATCTTTATTACAAGATGTGACATATTCTTTAGGAGTAAGGATGATGATAATATTCCAGTAACTCTTCAGATTAGAACAATGAAGGAGGGAACACCAACACAAAAGGTTTTACCATTCTCCGAAATTATTTTAAATCCAGATGATATTACTACTTCTGGAGATGGATCTGTTGCGACACCATTTGTATTTGATGCTCCTGTTTATCTTGACGGAAATGATGAATATGCTATTTGTGTAGCATCAAATTCTACTAAGTATAGCGTTTATATTTCTAGAATTGGTGAAAATGATCTCTTAACTGATGCATTTATCTCAAACCAACCATATCTTGGTTCACTCTTTAAATCACAGAATGCTTCTACTTGGGAACCCAGTCAATGGGAAGACTTGAAGTTTGTTCTTTATAGAGCAGATTTTGTTGATAAAGGTACAGTTGAGTTTTATAATCCTGCATTAAGTGAAGGAAATGGACAAATTCCAACATTGATGGATGATTCATTGTCTATGAATTCAAGAAAAGTAAGAGTTGCACTTTCCACAACAATTAATGATCCAGATCTTTCTGTTGGTAATATTATTAGTCAGACAGGAAATAATGCAACTGGTAATTATGTTGGAGCTGCTGGTAGTGCGACAGGAACTTTAAATGTTATTAATGTTGGAATTGGATACACTGGTCCATTTACTTATCCTGGAGTTAATTTAACAACACTTACTGGAGATGGTAGTAATGCAACTGCTGATATTCAAGTTAAAATTGATGGAACAGTTGGATTTGCAACTATTTTAGCAGGTGGATCTGGATATTTGATCGGTGATACTCTTGGCGTAACTACTATTGGAAGTAATAATGTTGGTACTGCATTACGACTATCTGTCACATCAATTGGAAGTACTAATGAATTTATTATTAATAATGTTCAAGGAAACTTTATTTCTGTTGGATCGGCATCTACTGTTCAATTTATTAATGGATCAGGAATAACAACAGCATTAAATTGGGCAGGTAGTGGTTCAACAATGTCTAATATGTCAGATGTTGGTGGTGTTCAATTTAATAATCTTTATGTTGTAAATGATGGATTACATATAAAAGTAAATCATAAAAATCACGGAATGTATCATGAAGATAATTTGGTTACAATATCTGGTGTTGAATCAGACTTCAAACCAACGAAATTAACTTCACCATATGCTGCAACTAATAATGGACCTTTATCAGTTGAGTCGGTTGCTAGTTTCCAATCATTTGAAAATGTTGGTGTTGGTACTACAAATGCTGGTTATTTGCGTATCGGTGATGAAATTATTGGATTCACAACAGCATCTTCAAATGCTATTGGTGGAATAATTACTAGAGGAAATACTCCAAAAGATTATCCAACAGGAACACCAGTTTATAAGTATGAATTGAATGGAATCTCACTTAAGAGAATTAACAAGACGCACGAATTAAGTGACGTAACAATTTCAGATGCGATCAATTTTGATTCTTATAATATTAAAGTTGGTATGAGTACTGGTGGTGTTGATAGAACTCCTTCTTCTGGATGGCCAAAACTTTATATAAGTAATACTAAGTCTGGTGGCGGAAGAAATATTAAGGCAACTCAAAATATGCCTTATGAAATTATTACACCAATGGTCCAGAATGTTACTGTCCCCGGAACAACCTTAAGTGGTATGATTAGGACAGTAAGTGGAAAGAGTATTAGTGGAAATGAGATTCCTTTTATAGATAAAGGATGGGAAACTATTACATTAAATCAACAAAATTATGTTGATTCTCCTAGAATTATTTGTTCCGAAGTTAATCAGAACAATAAATTAACTGCTCTTCCTGGTAGTAAATCATTCCAATTGGGTGTTATATTAGAATCTTCTGATACAAAATTATCTCCGGTAATTGATACTCAAAGAGTTAATACTATTTTAACATCAAGTAGAGTTAATAGTGTAATTGAAAATTATGCTACAGATAAGAGAGCAAATTCTTTAACTAATGATCCGACTGCAATGCAGTATATTTCTAAAGAAATTAATCTTGAAAATTCTGCAACTTCATTACAAATTATGATAAATGCAAATATGAATACCTATACAGATATTCGTGCTTTCTATGCAATAAGTGAGAAGGATAACTTTAATCCAGTATTTACACCTTTCCCTGGATATGATAATCTAGATAATAGAGGTGAGATGATCAAACTTGAGGATAGCAGTGGTCGTTCTGATGTGTATGTTTCACTTCCTTCTGAAGGTTCTATGGCGGATGCTTGGTCGGAATATACATTTAGTTCAAAAGAGTTGCCTTCATTTAGAGCATATCGAATTAAATTTGTATTAACTTCAACCAGTCAAGTATATGCTCCTTCAGTTAAGGATTTAAGAGTAATAGCACTTGCTTAATTATGGAATACGTAAAAGTAAAGGATCACTCAAATTTGATGAGAGATCCTCAAACGCAAAGCATTGTAAACACCAATCAATCTGCTTATGATGAATATATTGCGAGACGTGATGCTAACAAAGAAACGGATCAAAAATCTCAAAGTATGGAAGAAGATCTTGCTAACTTAAAAGGTGAGATCACTGAAATTAAGGATTTATTACACCAGCTTGTTCAGTCTAAATATCAATAAAGGAAAGTGTGTAAATGGCGCAACCATCTACCAGAACAGAATTAGTTGATTATTGTAAAAGAAAATTGGGTGCTCCAGTTTTAGAGATCAACGTTGCGGATGAGCAAATTGATGATCTGATGGATGATGCTATCCAATTTTTTCAAGAAAGACATTTTGATGGTGTATATCAAACTTTTTATAAGTATCAAGTAACGAAAGATGATATTGATAGAGGAAGAGCAAATGGCGGAAGTAATGGTAAAATAGGAATATCTACAGTTACTGCAGATGCTACAATTGTAGGTTCTGCTACTACTCAATTTTCTTATGAAGAAAATAGCAATTTCTTACAGATTCCACCGAATGTAATAGGAGTTACTAAGTTATTCCATTTTGATGGAAGTAACACCATGACTAATAATATGTTCAGTGTGAAGTATCAGTTATTCTTAAATGATATCTACTATTGGGGATCTACTGAACTCTTATCCTATGCTATGGTTAAGACATATCTTGAAGATTTGGATTTCTTATTAACCACACAGAAGCAAATTAGATTTAATAAAAGACAAGATAGACTTTATCTTGATATTGATTGGTCTACTTTAACCGTTGATGATTATTTGATTATTGATTGTTATGCAACATTAGATCCAAATGATTATGCTAAAGTATGGAATGATTCATTTATAAAACCATATTTGACTGCATTGATTAAGAAGCAGTGGGGTCAAAATATGATGAAATTCCAAGGAGTAAAACTTCCGGGTGGAATCGAATTAAATGGAAGACAAATGTATGATGATGCTCAAAGAGATTTAGATTCCATCATGGAAAAAATGTCCAACACTTATGAACTACCACCTCTTGATATGATAGGATAATGGTATTAAATTCATTTTTCCTACAAGGTTCTCCTGGAGAGCAAAATTTAGTACAAGATTTAATCAACGAACAGTTGAGGATGTATGGTGTTGAAGTACATTATATGCCCAGAAAATATATAACAGAGAAAACAGTAATACAAGAAGTTATAGCATCAAAATTTGATAATGCATATCCTATAGAAGCATATCTTAATAATTATGAAGGATATGGAGATCAAACTACACTACTATCAAAGTTTGGTATTCAGGCAATTAATGAAGTAACTTTAACAATTTCAAAAGATAGATTTGAATCATATATAAGTCCACTTTCAGATGGACAAGATGGTATTAAGATAATGACCAGACCTGCAGAAGGTGATTTAATTTATTTTCCTTTAGGCGATAGATTATTTGAAATTAAATATGTTGAACATTCTCAACCATTTTTCCAACTTAAAAAGAATTATATTTACACATTAAAATGTGAACTCTTTAGATATGAGAATGAAGTTATTGATACAGGTGTTGGAGTTATTGATGATGTTCTTGCCGGAGATAGTTCTAGCGGTAGTTATGGTGGCGGTGGCGGATATATAGACTCAGAAGGTGAAGGTAGCGGTACTAAGGATATTGTTGCGGGAACGGTTGCTTCTAAAACATTGACTATGGTTGGTCTTGGTACAGGAGCAGAAGCATATACTGGATATGTTGCTGATGGTGCTATTAGATTTATTACGGTAACTAATCGTGGTGGTGGATATTCACTTACTCCACGAGTTGCAATATCATCTGCTCCTTCAACAGGAGTCAATGGTATTGGTACAGCAACTATGATTGGTGGTGTTGTTGCATGTAATTTGAATGTTGATCCTTCAAACAAATCAGTACAAAGTGTTGAGATATTAAATCCAGGTATGGGTTATACAGGAGCACCTGGAGTAAGATTTGTTGCACCACCCACAGGTGGAGCAGGTGCTGCTGGAACAGCGACAATTGGTGATGGTGTAGTTGGTATTATTACCATAACTAATGGTGGTTCTGGATATACAGTGGCATCTAAACCACTAGTAACCTTTACTGGTTCTGCTACTGTATCCGCCGCAGCAACAGTGGTTGTTAGTTCTGCGGGAACAATTAGTCAAATTCGTCTTACAAATTCTGGACTTGGGTACACTACACCACCAACAATCACATTTGCTAATCCACCAGTTACAGGATCAGGATCTTATTCATTCAACGAAATAGTAACTGGACAGACTTCTGGTGTTACTGCCAGAGTTGTTAAGTGGACAGAATCAACAAGAAGATTAGAAGTTTCAAATTATACTGGCAATTTTGATGTTGGAGAAACAATTGTTGGAACAGCGTCTTCCGCAAGTTATGAGTTATTCTCTTCAGCTCATACTAGTGCTGATACTGGTTCTGGTACTGTTGGTGGGTTTGGTGTAAATGATGAAATAGAAGAAGCAGCAGATGGTATAATCGATTTTAGCGAAATAAATCCCTTTGGGATGCCTTGATAAATAAAATATAAGAGGACTCTAAAAAAATGTTTGAATATTTTTATCACGAAATTTTTAGACGAACCATTATATCTTTTGGTTCTCTATTTAATGACATTAAAATAAAACATGACAATGCTGATGATGTAGTAACATCTCAACTTAGAGTTCCTTTGGCTTATGGTCCAACTCAAAAATTCTTAGCCAGACTTAAGCAATCTCCAGATTTAAACAAATCTATTGCTCTTACTTTGCCGAGGATGTCATTTGAGTTTATTGGATTGCAATATGATCCCTCAAGAAAAGTCACTACTACGCAAAGATTTACAAAAGGATTAGCTGCTGATAAGACATCTATATCAAAAGCATATATGCCAGTACCATATAATATGACTTTTGAGTTGTCAATTATGACAAAATTGAATGATGATATGCTCCAGATCGTTGAGCAGATTCTTCCTTATTTTCAACCATCTTATAATATGACAATCAATTTATTGGAAACAATAGGAGAAAAAAGAGATATACCAGTTATTCTTGAAAGCATTGTTTCAAAAGATGATTATGAAGGTGATTTTACTACAAGAAGAGCATTAATTTATACTTTGAGATTCAGTGCAAAGACATACCTATTCGGTCCTATCAGCACTGCTACTGCCGATATCATCACAAAGTCTACTGTTGGATTTATTGCTGGAAATCTTTCCGGTACAGTTCCAGACAGAGATGTTTCATACTCCACTGAAAGAAGAGCACTTAAGAATTATAGTGGTCAGATTCTTACTGTGTTGATGGACGATGTGGCTGTTGATGACACTGTAATAAAAGTAGTAGAACCTGATAATATAACTGTAGATACATATATTGATCTGGATGGTGAGGAAGTGTATGTTAAATCTGTTGGTACTGATAGTATTACAGTATCCAGAGGTCAAGATGGAACTACTATTACTACACACTTAAATGGAGCAGAAATTAAATCCATTACAGCGGCCGATGCTGATCTCATTCCAGATGGAGATGACTTTGGATTTAGTGGTGCATTCGGATGAAAATGACAAAAAAGTTTGATAGATTAAATAGAGAATTTGATATTGAAATGGATATTAATGAATCAGAATCTAACGTTATTACCGCAGATATAGTTGAGGCACCGGAAGAACAAGTTGGCGTAAAGAGACCCGATAGACTTACTCAAACTGATATCACAAAAGATTACGAATATACAAGAGGTAATCTTTACAGTATAATTGAAAAGGGACAAGAAGCAATTAATGGTATTCTTGAACTTGCTCAAGAAAGTGAAATGCCTAGAGCATATGAAGTTGCTGGACAACTTATTAAGAGTGTTTCTGATGCAACCGATAAGTTAATGGATCTTCAGAAGAAATTAAAAGAAGTAGAAGAAGAGAAAGAAGTTAAAGGACCAACAACTGTAAACAATGCTTTATTTGTAGGTTCAACGGCAGAACTGTCAAAATTACTTAAGTCAAATAAAGCAGAGCAGGAAGAACTAAATAATTAGAAAAGATCATGACAGTAAAGTCCGGTATTCATTCCGCGATACCATCAATTAATATTACAATACCTCAAGGTGCTGATTACAATGAGGAATTTTTCTATACCTACAATGATGGTTCAGCAGTAGATCTTACTGGTTATGCAGTAACAGCTTCTTTAAGAAAACATGTTAGTGCTGCTGCGTCTACAGGATTTAGTTATGTCGGTATTGCTTCTTCTGCAGGTGGTAAAGTTAAACTTGAAATGAGTGCCGCTGTTACTGGTATTGTAACTGAAGGTCGATATTTTTATGACGTGAAGATGACATCTGGTAATGGTACTGTAATAAGATTGGTAGAAGGAAACGCCTTAGTCCTTGCCGGTATATCCTAGGAGAAATATAAGTGGCATTAAAAAAACCCTCAGAACTTTTTAATAAAATTGAAATCAATCCTTTTGAAGAGGTGAAAAGTTCTTATAAAGAGAATAATGTCTCTACTATTGATGAAGCTTTTAGTGCATTTCAAACAAATGTAAATCACATTCAATCGTTAAATGATTTTACACAGACATTTGGAACTTTTAGTAAGAATGTAGAGAAAATACAGGATATATCAGAAGAAATTGAAGAAATAAAGGAAGATATTGATTCTCTTGCTACAAAAGAGAATTTAGATGATGCTATGACAGCACATCTACTTTATGTTAAGGATAGTATTGCTAAAGTAGAAGAAGGTATTGAAACTTTAAATACAAAGTCTATTTTCAAAATTAAAAATGACTTTTCATCTTTAGCAGAAAAAGTAAATAATTTCTTAAGTGTTGATGCATTACAATATAAGAATGATCTTTTAAGAAGTGAGAATAGAGTTGATTCTAATTTTGGAAAATTAAAGGATCTTTTAATTTCTGAATCTGAAGATCTTAGTGCAAAAGTTGAAGAAAGAGTAGATTCTATTAAAGAAGAAGTTGGTGGAATTAATTCAAAATCTTTAGATAAGATAAGAAGTGAAATCTTTTCCATGTCGGAAGATTTAGATAATGTAATTAAAAAAGAAATTCCTAGGTATAAGACATTCTTTGCAGAAACTGAATTAAAGACAGAAAAATCTTTAAACTTTTTTACCGAAGAATTTAAGAATAAAATTCAAACTGTTGAGAAGGATTATAAAGAAAAGGTAAGTAATCTGAATGATACAGTTCAGGAATTTATTAATAAAGAAATTCCAAAATATAAGAATTTAATTGTTGAAAATAAACTTGAATCTGAAACTCTAATCAATACTCTTAAAGAAACTTTACAGAAAGATGTAAAATTAATAAATGATCAATTATCATTAGTAACAGATGATTTGGAAAGTGGATTTGCAGAATCTTCTGAGAAGGTAGATAAAGGACTTTCTAATCTTCAAACAGTAATTGATGAATCAAAATCCAATATTAATGATATTTCATCATTATATGAAAATCTTTATAAGGATTTTAAAAAGAGAGAAATTCATGAGGATAAGAAACTAAATGAATTCAAATATAATATTGAAACCATCTCTAATAAGGTAGATACTCATGCTATAGATTATGATACCAAATTGAGAAATGAAGTTGGATTACTTGAAGAAGGTGTTGAGTCACTTGAAGTGGATGTAACTAATAAGATTAAAGATTTAAAACTTGTTATTTCTATAAATGAAGAGCACATTAAAAAGCAAGATAAGTATATTGATGAGATAAAAAAATCTGTTAAGAAAACTGTTAGGTCATTAGATATTGATCTCTTTGAGAAAAAGAATAAGAGTTTAGTTAAAAAGATTCTTTATATTGAAAATGTATTAGAGAGTTTTAAGGAAAAAACTCTTACAGAAGGTCTTTTAGATGTTCCACCACAAACAAATAATTCCGATTCATTAACTCCTTTAGATCAAAAATACGCAACACTTGATGATTTACAGAATCATTATAAGATTTTTATCAATAGGATTCAACAGCAATTGTCTACACTTGGTGGTGGTGGAGAAACACAACTTCAGTATCTTGATGATATTGTTGGTGTAGCAACAAATCTTTCCGCATATGATGGAATGTATCTACAGGTTGATACTTCCGGACCTGCAGGAAAGAAATTTAAGTTTGGTGAGATTACTGTAGGTGCTGCTGGAACTTGGAGATACGATACTGCTGGTATTAGCACTTCTAAAAATATTGGTATTGGTACAACATCTTCAGCTGATACAGCATTACTTGTTGTAGGTGATGCATGGATGTCTGGTAATTTATCTGTTGCAGGAACGGTTACTCATAATGATGTACAAAATCTTGAATCCATTGGTATTGTTACTGCACAGACTGGAATTCGTGTTATTACTGGTGGTATTGATGTAAGTGCTGGTATTGTCACTATACCTTCTACAATAGTTGGTGCTGCTGTTACAACCGATTCGCAAGGAGTAAGAGTTGCTGGTGTTGTAACTGCTACTAGTTTTGTAGGTGATGGAGCATTTAATAATGTTAATATAACTGGTATTACTACTTTAGGATCTGATAATGGAATAGGTGCTGTTACGGTTGGAGTAGGAACTACAGCACTTTTGGTTGATGGTAACGCAAGAATAACTGGTATTCTTTCTGTTGGTCAAGGAACTATTACTTTAAATGGAAGCGATAATAAGTTAAATGTTGGAACAGGAATTACTTTAAATGCTGCTACTGGTAAGATTGAAGCACCAGAAATTATAACGTCTGGAACGACGGGTGCATTCTATCCTCCAGTAATGAATACCACACAGAGAAATGCACTTACTGTTACCGCAGGTGCTATGGTTTTCAATACTACAGATACTAAACTACAATTTTATGATGGAAGTGCATGGCAAGATGCAAGTGGCGTCTCTATTGGACTTGCTATAGCAATCTAAAAACCTAAATATAAGTAGGAATACTAATTATTTGCAATGAAAGAGTCTGTACAAATTGAAGACCTAGCAGGAAATCTTGCTTATGAGTTTATTGACTTAATTAAACCTGAACCAATTAAAATTCCTCAATCACGCATTAATTTTATTGAACAAGACATAAAAGAGCAGTTGGAAGAAGCATCAAGAATTCCAACCAAAACTGGAAATATTATCGTTGTTAATTTAGGTTGGCGCGGAAAAAACTATTGCATAAGAATCTTTTTCCCCAACCTTAAAAAACCATCACGCAGAGAAGTTCAGGATCAGTTGCAGAAAATCTATCCTGGCGCTAAACTCTGGAACTACCAAGTATCGGACTATGAACCCGGAGAACCACTCCTCCAAGTGGGAGGAAGAAGTTAAGAAGGAAACGGAAGAATTAAAAAAAAGAGTTGACAATTTACAGAGAATGCTAGATATGACTTTAGAACATCAAAAGAGAAATTTACTACAACCCAAAGGACACCCACAAACATTCGGAAAATATACAATGATGTAAGGAGATTTTATTATGTCAGTTGAAGAACATTATCTAGGTAATCCATTACTAAAAAAAGCGAATACTGCTATTAACTTTACTCAAGACCAAGTTCTTGAGTTTCTGAGATGTAAAGATGATCCAGTATATTTTGCAAAGAAACATGTTAAGATTGTTTCTCTTGATGAAGGACTAACTCCATTTAGACCTTATGATTTCCAAGAATCATTAATTAGAAATTTCCACGAGAATCGATTTAACATTTGTAAGATGCCCAGACAGACGGGCAAATCTACAACTGTTGTGGCGTACCTTCTTCATTATGCTGTTTTTAATGATAGTACAAATATTGGTATTCTAGCAAACAAGGCAGCAACCGCAAGAGAACTCTTAGGCAGATTACAAACTGCATATGAGAACTTACCTAAATGGATGCAACAGGGTATAATATCCTGGAATAAAGGTAGTTTGGAGTTGGAGAATGGCAGTAAGATATTGGCAGCTTCTACATCTGCGTCTGCTGTCAGAGGCATGTCCTTTAATATCCTCTTTCTTGACGAGTTCGCGTTCGTCCCAAATCACATTGCTGAGTCGTTCTTTGCCTCTGTTTATCCTACTATTACTTCTGGCAAATCAACGAAAGTCATAATGGTTTCTACCCCTCACGGGATGAACCATTTTTATAGGTATTGGCATGATGCTGAAAGAGGAAAGAATGAATATATTCCGACAGAAGTTCACTGGTCTGAAGTACCAGGTAGAGATTCTGTATGGAAAGAGCAAACCATTGCCAATACTTCAGAACAACAGTTTAAAGTTGAATTTGAATGCGAATTTCTAGGGTCTGTAGATACTCTGATTGCTCCTAGTAAGTTAAGGACATTAGTATATGATAGTCCAATTCAAAGAAGTGCTGGACTAGATGTACATGAAGCAGTAAAGGAAAACCACGATTATATAATTACGGTTGATGTAGCAAGAGGAGTTAGTGAAGATTATTCTGCTTTTGTTGTTGTTGATATAACAGAGTTTCCACATAAAGTTGTTGCAAAGTATCGCAATAATGAAATCAAACCAATGCTATTTCCCAACATCATATATGAGGTAGCAAGGAATTATAATATGTCTTATATACTCTGTGAGGTCAATGATATAGGCGACCAGGTGGCGTCTTTGCTTCATTATGACCTAGAGTATCAAAATGTGCTTATGTGCTCCATGAGAGGCAGGGCCGGGCAGGTTGTAGGTCAAGGGTTCTCTGGTAAGAAAACTCAACTTGGAGTTAAAATGTCCAAGACGGTTAAGAAGGTAGGGTCTCTTAATCTTAAAACTTTAATCGAAGAAAATAAGGTAATATTCAGTGATTATGAGATTATTTCTGAACTTACTACCTTTATTCAAAAGAATAATTCATTTGAAGCAGAAGAAGGTTGTAATGATGACCTTGCTATGTGTCTTGTCATATATGCCTGGTTAGTAGCACAAGATTATTTTAAAGAACTTACTGATCAAGATATTAGAAAAAGATTGTATGAGGAGCAAAAAAATCAAATAGAACAGGATATGGCTCCTTTTGGTTTTATTGAAGATGGGTTGGGTGAAGAAAGTTTTGTTGATGATAAGGGTGATAGGTGGTTTACCGATGAGTATGGAGATAAAGGTGGCGGAATGGACTATATGTGGAACTACTTGTAAATGTCAATTTTAATAAATATTTTTTAGATAAACTGAGATTTCGGAGAAAAAAGAATGGCGACTCCTCAATTATCTCCCGGTGTACTAACTAGGGAGGTTGATTTAACTGTAGGAAGAGCTGATAATGTACTTGATAATATTGGAGGCATCGCAGGTCCATTCCCAATTGGACCTGTTGATTTTCCTATCAATATTTCATCAGAGCAGGATTTAATTTCTGCATTTGGAAAACCTCTTTCAACTGACGCACAATATGAGTATTGGATGGCTGCCTCATCCTTTCTCCAATATGGTGGAGTCTTAAAAGTAGTTAGAACTGCTGGCAGTACTCTACAAAATGCTAATGCTGGCGTTGGGGTTGCTTATACAACAATGACTGGTGTAACCAGAATTGATAATTATGACGATTACATGGAGAACCATGCTGATGGCGAAGACACCAATTATACCTGGGCGGCAAAGAATTCAGGTACTTGGGCAAATAATTTAAAGATTTGTACTATTGACGATTTTGCTGATCAAACGATTGGTATTACGACAAGTAGTTTAACACTAGCTGGCGCTCAAATCGGTTATGGTATTACCGCTGGATTGAGTGGAGTTGTTATTCCTGGAGCAGGAACAACCAGTTCCTTTACTGGATATTTGAAAGGAATTATCACTGGCGTTACAACTGACGCAACTAATGAAGCGTCTACAATTGATATTAAGGTTGTATCAAGAGTTTCTGCAGCAAATACAGAAATTAAGATTAGTTATGCAGAGAGCACTCAATGGGCATCTTTCGATACTTCAGATAGTTGCTATTTTGTAAATAACTCTGGTATTAATACTGGACTTTCCGCTACTCTTGCGGCATATACACCTACAACTGCAGTTGACTGGTATGACCAACAGAAACTTGGAATTACCAATGGAGTAATGTATTGGAAGTCTATTGCTCCAAGACCTATTTCTAACAAGTACGTTCTTGATAGAAATGGTAAGAATGACGGATTCCACGTATGTGTTATTGATGACTTAGGTGAAATCACTGGAGTCACAGGAAGTATTATTGAGAAGCACGTAGGTCTTTCTAAGGCAAAGGATGCTATCTCAGCAGTTAATTCTCCTCAGAAGATTTGGTACGAGCAATATATTGCTGATTTCTCAACACAAGTTTATGCAGGAAGCAATCCTTCCAATGCAGAAGACACGTATTGGAAGACAAATCCTGTTGCTACTGGATTCTCAACTGAATTCACAGCAGTTACAGTTGGAGATAGTCTTTGGGGTTTAAATGCTCAGGACGTAACTTATAGCGCAATTGGTAACAATTCATATGTTATTAGTGGTGGTGTTGACTATTCCACCAACAAAGGTATGGCTGCTACTTTAGGAGATCTACAAACCTCCTATAATAAGTTTTCTAATGCCGATGAAATTGCCATGGACTATTTGATCATGGGTCCTGGATTAACTTCCAGAGAATTGTCTCAGGCAAAAGCAGGTCACCTTCTTGCCTTAGCTAATAGTAGAAAAGATTGTGTTGCTCTTGTTGGACCACATAGATCAGATTTGATTGGTGTTACTAATGACGACACACAAACTGCTAATCTAGTTAAATATTTCAGTCCACTGATGTCTACATCTTATGGCATCTTTGATAGTGGATATAAGTATACTTATGATCGATTTAATAATAAGTTCCGTTGGATTCCCACTAACGGTGATATCGCAGGTCTAATGGTTCGCACCAATTTAATTGCTTATCCTTGGTTCTCACCTGCTGGTCAACAAAGAGGAATCATTAATAATGCTATCAAACTTGCTTTTAACCCAAGCAAGGCACAAAGAGATATCCTATATCCTTTGAGAATTAACTCAGTTATTACTCAACCTGGAATTGGAACACTTCTCTTTGGTGATAAAACTGCTCTTGGATATGCCTCGGCATTTGATAGAATTAACGTTCGTCGTTTGTTCCTTACTGTCGAGCAAGCACTGCAGAAAGCAGCAGAAGCTCAACTCTTTGAACTGAACGATGAGTTAACGAGAGCAAACTTTAAGAACATTGTTGAACCTTATCTTCGTGATGTTCAAGCAAAGAGGGGTCTATACGGATTCTTAGTTGTTTGCGATGCCACGAACAACACTCCTGATGTTATTGATAACAATGAATTTAGAGCGGACATCTACCTCAAGCCTACCAAGTCTATCAACTATGTCACACTGACATTTGTTGCTACTAGAACTGGTGTAGCGTTTGAAGAAGTCGCTGGTACTGTTTAATTAATCTATTCATACTATAAATAACAAACAAGGAGGACCAAAACAATGGCAGTAGGACACAGAATTGAAGATTTTAAGGCAACACTAACGGGCGGCGGTGCACGCCCCAATTTATTTGAAATCGAAATGACTGAAGGTAACGCCAGCATAGGATTACCTGCAGAAAATACAAAGATGTTGTGTAAAGCAGCTTCTTTGCCCGCATCAAACATTGCACCTATTGAAATTCCTTTTAGAGGAAGAACATTTAAAGTTGCTGGAGACAGAACTTTCGATACTTGGACAATTACTATAATTAATGACACCAATTTTGAAATTCGCACAGCGATGGAAAACTGGATGCAAAAGATTGGTCAGTATGCTGATGCTAGTGGCGACACGAATCCAGCTGACTATCAAATTGATGCAACCGTTAAACAGCTTTCAAGACTAGCATCAGCTGCAGGAGCAGTTGATGGAACTGGTTTAGAATCTGTTTATGAATATACCTTCTATGGTATTTTCCCAACCAACATTAGTGCAATTGACCTTTCTTATGATACTGGAGATTCGATTGAAGAATTTACAGTTGAATTCCAAGTTCAATACTGGGAACCAAAACCCGGAAATAATCAAGGTTAATTCCAAAAAGGTCTTTGATCTACTCTGATAAATAGATCACAGACAAGATGTAAAATAAATCATGCCTAAGTTATTTGGATTTTCTATCGATGATAGTGAATCAAAATCACCCACTACTCTATCACCTGTTCCTCCCAATAAGGAGGATCAGAGTGATCACTATCTGAGTAGTGGGTTTTTTGGTTCCTATGTTGATATTGAAGGTGTTTACAGAACTGAATTTGATCTTATTAAAAGATATCGTGAAATGGCTCTTCATCCTGAAGCGGATAGTGCTATTGAGGATATTGTTAATGAAGCAATCGTATCAGATACTAATGATAGTCCAGTAGAAATTGAACTATCTAATCTCAATGCTAGTGATGGCATTAAAACTAAGATTAGAAATGAGTTTAAATATATTAAAGAAATGCTTGATTTTGATAAAAAATCGCATGAGATCTATAGAAATTGGTATATTGACGGTAGATTGTATTATCATAAGGTAATTGACCTTAAAAAACCACATGAAGGTATACAAGAACTACGTTATATTGATGCACTAAAGATGCGTTATGTACGTAGAAATAAGAAAAATGATAAGGATAAATTCAAGAAGCATAATAATCTAATTGAAGATAATCCAATGGATTATGAGTTTCCTGAATTAGAGGAATACTTCATCTATAATCCAAAGATGACGTATCCAATAGGAAGTCCTCTACATTCTGGATCAAGTGCTGGTGCTAATGCTGGTATTAAATTTACTAAGGATTCTATCACATTTTGCACTTCTGGACTTGTAGATAGAAATAAGGGATCAACACTTTCATATCTCCACAAATCAATTAAAGCTCTTAATCAACTTAGAATGATTGAGGATAGTCTTGTTATCTATAGACTATCAAGAGCACCAGAACGTAGAATTTTCTATATTGATGTTGGTAATCTTCCTAAGGTAAAGGCAGAGCAATATCTCCGTGATGTTATGATGAGGTATCGTAATAAGTTAGTATATGATGCTAATACTGGTGAGGTTCGTGATGATAAGAAATTCATGAGTATGCTAGAAGACTTCTGGCTTCCTAGAAGAGAAGGTGGTAGAGGTACGGAGATTACTACTTTACCTGGTGGTCAGAACCTTGGAGAGATTACTGATATTAAGTATTTCCAAGACAAACTATACAGAGCACTTAATGTTCCTGTTTCTAGGATTGGTGGTGATGGTGGATTTAACCTTGGAAGGTCTTCAGAGATCTTAAGAGATGAGGTTAAATTTAGTAAGTTTGTTGGACGTTTGAGAAAGAGATTCTCGGCAATGTTTAGTGATATGCTTAAGACTCAATTGATTCTTAAGAATATTATTACTCCTGAGGATTGGGAAGTAATGGCAGATCATATTCAATATGATTTTATCTATGATAACCACTTCTCAGAACTAAAAGAAACTGAACTTCTTACTGAGAGACTTAATATGGCTGCAACAGCAGAACCATATATCGGCAAGTATTATTCTCAAGATTATGTTCGCCGTAAGATTCTTCGTCAAGCAGATGAGGAAATTATTGAACAGGATAAGTTGATTGCTAAAGAAATTGCGGATGGAGTTATTCCTGACCCAATGGCACCTATTGACCCAGAAACTGGTCAACCCTTATCTGATATGGGAGATCTTGGAGCTCCTGTTCAAGAACCTGAAGTAGATGCTCAAATAATGGAACCATCTGACAAACAAGTCAAGTCTGCAGAGATTTGATAAATATTTAAAATTGTACTATTTAATGCTATGCCTGAAGTAACTAATGCTGATTTAATGGATATGATGGCTTCTGATGAGTCGCCATCTGGAATAAGTGATAGAATTAAAGATATTCTTTTCACAAAGAGTGCTGATAATATTGATGATATTAAACCTTCAGTATCTAGTAGTATGTTTGGTCAAGAAGAACCAGAAGAAGAACCAGAAGTTGAATCTGAAGAGTAATACTAGTTTATAAATAACTAATAATCACAATGTCCATCGACGGAATGAATAATGGCTCATAATCCTGTAGGAACTTGTACTGCAGTTACGACTGGTACATCTAATGTTAATTCAACTGCATTTTCTCATCAATCTGATAGTTTGAGAGTCACTGCTTTAACCAAAGGTGCTCATATTGGTATTGGCACAAGTGGTGTTGTTGCGACTCCGGCAAATTACTTTGTTGCTGAGAATACAACGGAAGTTATTAATATTGGTAAACCCCGATCACAAAGAGTTGTTGGTGTTACCAGTGCTGCTGCTACCACTACATTAACATTCCCAGAAGGTGAAGGATCTCAATTTGTGGTTGGAGATTCTGTTTCCTTATCTGTAGGTGGCAATTCAGATTATGATTTCAGTGATTACATTGTAATGAGTGTTAATAACACAGATCCTTTAGGAGGAACTTTCTCTCAGAGTATTGTTGTTAACTATCCTTCTGTTAGTCCATATCCAAATACAACAAGAGATGGTCTTGGATATGATGCATATGTGAGAGGTACTTTCACAGTTGGTACATTGGCATTAGGAACTGGTGTGGCATATCTACAGCAAGTACAAGTTAGCGGAGATTCCTGATGAAACTTATTAGAGAAGAAATCGAATCAGTAAAGTTTATTACCGAAGGAAAAGGTGATAAAAAATCTTTATTCATTGAAGGACCCTTTCTTCAAGCGAATATCAAGAACCGTAATGGTCGGATGTATCCATTAGAAACTCTTCAAAAGGAAGTTTGTAGATATAATGAATCTAATGTTGCAACAGGTAGAGCACTTGGCGAATTAGGTCATCCTGATGGTCCAACTGTTAATCTTGATAGAGTTTCTCATAAAATTATTTCATTAAAAGAATCTGGTTCCAATTTTATTGGTAGAGCAAAGATTCTTGAGACTCCTATGGGTCAAATCGCCAAGTCCTTAATTAATGAAGGTGTAAAACTTGGTGTATCCTCTCGTGGTATTGGTTCATTAAAACCAACCAAAGAAGGATTTAATGTTGTTGGCGACGACTTTATGTTAGCTACTGCTGCTGATATCGTTGCTGATCCTTCTGCTCCTGATGCTTTTGTTGAAGGAATTATGGAAGGAAAAGAGTGGGTTTGGGAAGGTAATACCCTTCGTGAAAGACTCGCTGCTAATACAAAGCATCAAATAGACGTTCTTGTGGCGCAAAAAGCGTTAGAAGAGCATAAATTGGATTTATTCAATCAGTTTTTAAACTCATTGTAAATTCTCAATTTATAAATAAATATAGATTAAATTACTACTAAAGGTTAATCGGAGAGTTCAAATGTCGCGTGGCACACAATTACAAGAAATGGAAACTGGCACAAAGCAATCCAAAACCGCTGTCAATGCTAACGCTAAAGCAGCTGATCCGCTAAAGGGTCTGGATTCAGGATCAACTCCTGGACAGGCTGCTGTTGAGGATCTTGGAGGGCCTACACCTGACAACTACAAACCAGATGATGATTCAGCTAAGCTGAATACACCTGGTGGAAGTCTTAAGCAAGTTAAGGATGTTGTCAACAAGGGTGCTAAAGCAGGAATGGCAGCGCAGACTAGCGCTACTCCTGTAAGTGTTCCTGAAGATACTGAGATTACTGACGAAGTAATCGAAGAGGAAGAAGTTACTACTGATGAAGTAGTTGAAGAAGAAACTGCCGAAGAAGCAGTTGTTGCTGAAGCACCTGATTTTGAAGAAATCAGTGTTGCCGAAGACGTAGAAGCACTTCTTTCTGGCGAAGAACTCTCTGAAGAATTTCAAGAGAAAGCAAAAACAATCTTTGAAGCTGCTATTAGGCACAAGATTGAAAACGCTAGAGAAATTCTAGAATCACAATATGTCGAAAGACTTAACGAAGAGATTGTAGAAATTAAAACTGAACTCTCTGAGCGTGTTGATTCTTACCTAGAATATGTTTCATCTGAATGGATGGAAGAAAATAAATTAGCCGTTGAGGCTGGTCTTAAGGAAGATCTTAATGCTTCCTTTATGACTGGTTTGAAAGGCCTCTTTGAAGAGCATTATGTATCACTCCCTGAAGAAAAATATGATGTACTAGAGAGTATGGTAGAAAAACTAGATGACATGGAAACCAAGCTCAATGAGCAAATCGATAGGAACATACAACTGAATAAGAGACTTTCTGAGTCTACTTCAGATGTAATTCTTGCCGACGTTTCTGAAGGCCTTGCTGCCACGCAGAAAGAAAAGCTTGCCGCACTTGCTGAAAGTGTAGAGTTTGAAAGTGAAGCAAATTATCGTGAAAAACTGGAGACTTTGAAAGATTCTTATTTCGTTTCTAAGCCTTCAACCGTTAAGACAGAAACTCTTTCAGAGGGAGTAGAAGCTGCTCCTGAATCAGTATCGAATTCGATGTCTGCTTATCTGAGGACGCTCTCGACTTTTAACAAATAAACTGAATTTAACATTAATTCAAACTAAAAAACAATTACACTTAAGGTAAACGCAAATGTTCCATTCCGAACAATTGCAGGAAAAGTGGGCACCTCTCCTCAATGCTGAGGGTGCGGGCGAGATCCAAGATTCTCACCGTAGAGCTGTTACCGCCGTCCTGCTAGAAAACCAAGAAAAATTTCTGAGAGAGCAAAACTCTTTCTCCGAGTCCGGTTCATTCCTGACAGAAGCAACACCAACTAACGCCTCCGGTACTGGTGGATTTGGTTCTGATTCTGCTCCTGCTGGTCCTACTGCTGGATTCGACCCCGTTCTGATCTCCCTGATCAGACGCTCCATGCCTAACCTGATCGCTTATGATCTGGCTGGCGTTCAACCGATGAGTGGTCCTACTGGACTTATCTTCGCAATGCGCTCGCAGACCTATAAGGAAGGTTCTAGATCCGAAACTTTCTACGACGAAGTAGATTCGGCGTTCTCTGGACAGCCTTACGGATTCGATGTTCAGGAAGGAACTGAGCAAAACGTTGGTATGGGTACTACTGGACAGTCCGGTACTAACCCTGGCGTTCTGAACCCAGTTGGTACTGCTACTTCTACTGCCTACAATGTAGGTCAGGGAATGCCCACAGCTGATGCTGAAGCACTTGATGGCACTGCTAATGATGCCTTCAACCAGATGGCATTCAGCATTGAGAAAGTTACGGTTACTGCTAAGTCCCGTGCTTTGAAAGCTGAGTATTCACTAGAACTCGCTCAAGACCTTAAGGCCATTCACGGTCTTAACGCTGAAGCAGAACTTGCTAACATCTTGAGTACTGAGATCCTCGCTGAAATTAACCGCGAAGTTATCCGTACTATCTACAAGACTGCTGAGCAAGGCGCTGTTCAGAACGTTGCTACCGCTGGTCAGTTTGACCTCGATATCGACTCCAACGGCAGATGGTCTGTTGAGAAGTTCAAAGGACTTCTGTTCCAAATCGAGCGCGATGCTAACGCTATCGCACAAAGAACTCGTCGCGGAAAGGGCAACATCATCCTCTGCTCTGCAGACGTTGCTAGTGCTCTTACAATGGCTGGTGTTCTGGATTATACTCCTGCACTTAACGCCAACTTGAACGTTGACGACACAGGTAATACTTTCGCAGGAACTCTGCAAGGTAAGTACCGCGTCTACATTGACCCTTATGCTGCTAACCTAGTTGGCACAGGTGGTCCTCAAGGCGGAAACCAGTACTACGTTGTTGGATACAAAGGTTCTTCACCTTATGACGCTGGTCTATTCTATTGCCCCTACGTGCCCCTCCAAATGGTACGCGCAGTTGGCGAGAATTCCTTCCAACCCAAAATCGGATTTAAGACTCGTTACGGTATGGTTGCTAACCCCTTCGCTGAAGGAACCAACCAAGGATTGGGTCGTCTTAAGACGAACAACAATCGCTACTACCGTCGCGTTGCTGTTAAGAATCTTATGTAGAAAGAAGTTTATATACTTCAATCATTTACAAGACTCTCCCAATCGGGAGGGTCTTTTTTTTATCTAAATACTTAAAAAGCAGAATAATGTCCAGACAAATTGATAATAGGAATTTTTTATCTCCTACCGGATTTAAATTTGCTTTAGATAAAGCTCCTAAAGTTGCATTTTTTTGTAACCAAGCAAATATTCCTTCTCTAGACCTTGGAGTAGCAATTCAACCTACCTACTTAAAAGATATTGAACAACCAGGTGATAAAGTTAAATTTGGTGATTTAAGATTAAGATTTATGGTTGATGAAAATCTTAAAAATTATATAGAAATTCAAACTTGGATAAGAGGATTGGGTTATCCAGAATCTGGTGAAGACATAAAAAGACTAGCATCTGGAAATAAAGAACTAGATATGAAATCTAGATCTTGGGCAAATGTTTTTTCTGATGGAACACTTCAGATTTTAACTAGTGCTATGGTTGCTAAATTTCAAGTAAGATTTAGACAAATGTGGCCTTATTCCTTGACAACAGTGACTTTTGATGCTACAGCTAATGATATACAATACTTTACAGCAGATGTAAGTTTTAAATATTTGATATATGAATTAACTGATTTAGACGGAAACCCATTATGTAGTTGTGATTAAATGACGATTGACCTTGATACTATACAAAAGATGTGGGAGAAAGACTCACATATTGACCCAGATAATTTACATACAGAATCCTTAAATATTCCTTCATTACATGCAAAATATTTTGAGTTATATAA